TGTCTACATCATCTGCTTCAAGTGGAGTTGCTGGTGCAGCTCTTGAATTCAAGCATCCTCAAATTGACCTTGTAACAGACAGAGCTTGGTCTTATCAGCCAAGATGTCAGTTGAACCTTGAAGGATTGCAGAACCTTGACAATGGTTGGTATAGAAGATGTAAGGATTATGTTTACTATAAAATTGACAATACAGCTAACCAGTCAGCTTCTTCATTCTCATTCTGGATGTCAGTTGATAGAAACGGAAACGTTTTGAATATGAACAACCCAAGAGAGGACAAAGGAAATGCTGTAGCTAACCAGTCAGATTTTGAATATTGGTTGACATATAGCCCAGAATTGTGGGCAGATTATCCAGAAACAGCAAATGTTGCTTACTGGCCACACTCTAACCCAACATATGCTGGCTATATCACAATGTTTGACAATGGTAGATTCAGCAAGTATGTTGAAGACTCAACAGGTGTTTCAAATGGCATCTATCAAGTAGCAACAAGCTATTATGATTATCGCACTTGTGGTGGCAAATCATTGAGAGGCAAGCCAAGAATGTTGCTCATCAACAACAGCGCTACTGATGCAGACTCAGTTAAAGCTGGCATTATTGGTCTTGACTCAAACAATGTTGAAGGATTGGACAAATTCAAGCCAGTCACATTGCCATTGAGAGTTAAGCACGGATTCAAGGGAGTTGGAGCTGGTAAGAAACACTGGTTTGCTCAACAGAACACCTCTAACACATTTATGGTAATATCAGACAACGGCACAGTTGCTTCATATGTTCTTTCTGACCCAGTTACTCAGGTTGCTTTAGGCACAACTGTTCAGAATGCTCAAGAAAACTATATTGAGTTGGCAAATGGAGACGTTATCTTCTGTGTTAAAGACTACTCAACTGACCTAATGTATCATATTTACTGTCACGACAATTTCGAAGAAGAAGGAATTGACCCATTCACAGTATATCGTTCAGCTATTGACTTCAGTTCAGCTGCAGCTGATGGTTGGCCTTGCTGCAAAGGTTTCCCATATGTTGAGTTTGGTGACTATGTATACTTCTTCCCAACATTGGGTGCTGACCTTGGCTCAACAAACGCTTGGTTGGCTAATAATACAATGGCTTCACAGTATAGCCGCTTCAACAAGTCTACTAAAACTTGGTCTGACGCAACATTGCCTTGGAACAACAGTGGATATGGTGGAGTAGTTCCAGTGAAGACATATGACCCAATAGAAGATAAGGATTACTTGTGGTTGTTCCAATCACAGTATGAGTCAACATCTGGCTCTCCTTGCCAAGCACAAGTTGTGGTTATTTCTGAAAATGGCGCTCTACAATATGTTGACCTTGGAACTGGTACTACTATACACTGGTTTGATAACACAGCAAGAAGTGGTGAAACAACTATTGGTGGCTACTCAAGACCATTGAACATCAGTAGTGATGTTGCTTGGTCATACGCTCAGACTGTAAGAGGCAATGTTCCATATGTTGCTGTAACTCAACAGGGCATTGGAATTATGTTGTCAAATGCAGCAAGAGATGTTTGTGTGTTCTATGGAAACTGCCACTTTGCAATCTATAGCTACAACAATGCAACAGATGGTGGACCTTGGTCATACTTCTCAGGTGATGGAAGAAGAGGACCTTCATTTATTGGTGGCAAATATGGAGCGATGTTGTATGTAAATTTCAACAATGCTCTTGACTTGGTTGAACAAGACACATATTATGGCGTCATCTATATTAAGCCAACTGGTGATGACTATCTCGGTGAGCCACAATATTTCTGGAAGCCAACTTCAATGGACTACATCAGAATGTGGAGAGAGAAATATGACGGAGCTGACTGGGCAAAGACAGACTTCTCTAACTACAAGAAAGAAGGCTTAATTGAAGTTACACCAGTAGCTGGTGGTTGGGAAGCAACCATTGGTATGGCTAATATCAGAATTGAGGACATCCCAGCTTCAAGCACATTATACTTGAAAGATGGCGACAACATCATATCATCAGTAAATATTGGCTAATTATAAAGCTGCTCCTGTCAAAGGGAGCAGCTAATTACTATATTATAAAGGAGAATAAATTATGGCAGGTGGAATGGCAGGACCTGGTGGAGCAAGAGGCGGATCAGGCAGCAATACAGCAGGAAGCACAGCAGGAAATACAGGAGCATCAGCAGCAAATTCAGCAGCTAGCTCAGCTTCAGGAATGAGCATTGGATTTGGTGGTGGACTATCTGGATTCAGCAATAGTGACCAAGGTGGAGCTGGTGGCTGGACATCAAATTCATTTGGAAGTGGAGTCAATGCTACAGGTAGTGGAACATCTGTTTCAAGTGGCAGTGGCAGTGATAGCAGCAGCAATGGACAAACATTTGGTGAACAAATAACATCAGGTGGTGTAGATAGTCCATCTCCAGCTGACATTGAAGCACAATTCAAAGAAGAAGCTAGAAAGAAAACAGCAGATGAACCGTATAAAGCTGAGGTTAGAGAGGACCTAAAGCAAAATCCAAATGTTTTGAAAGGAGTGGACCTCACCTATAACAATATAAACAAAGAAATGGGTGAAACAATTGCTAATATAAATTCTATGTTAGGATCTGTTAGAGCTGAAAATCCTGACACTAGCAAAGCTGCTCCTTCTACAAGTGGAATTACATCATCAGCTGACACAAATACAGCTATTAGCAATTTGGGAACATTGAGTTTTACAGGATTGTTGAATAGCTTTGCTTCTCCAAATGAATCCAATGAAGGAGCAAATGAGCAAGCACAGTCATCAGGTGGACTAACAAATAGAGGCTCAACTGTGTCAACATATGGAACTGGTGGCTCAATATCATCTGGATTGTCAGCTCCTGAAAGAGACACTGAATCAATTGGTTTAGGCGTTTATGACCCAGACAAAGCTAACTATGACCAAGACAACTGGAATAGAGGTATGGAACAGCAATCAAGCTCAATAGTTTCAGATGAGCAATGCAAACAGTTTGCTATGAGAGCATTCCACGAGAATAGTCCAGCATTCAAGGTTGTAAAGGCTACAATTATAAAGAAATTAGACTAATATGCAATTTAAAGAGCCTGTTAAATTAGCTGCTCCTCAGTATGTAGGAGCTTATCCAATATTTGCTGACAAGAATGAAATGCAGAACAATAATGGAGAAGCCAAAGCTGAGAAGCAGGCTAATAAAGTTAATGACATAATTGAAGGTATGTTTGATGACTATGTTGTTAAAACTACACAGGGACAGAAGTTATTGAACAGCACCTATAGAGTCTCAAGCTACAGAAGCCAGATAGTTGACAATGTTAAAGACATAGCTTACAATGAATGGAGCTGTTTGTCATTTGACTTCTATTCTGTCAACATTCGTCAAGGCTCCATAACTCCTGTTCTCAGACTAAACATAAAGTCTATATTAGGTGAAATAATGTTTATTGGAGTTGACAATGAAACTACTCCAACAGCATCTTTAGGCAGTTATGGACAGTTTGTGTTGTCTCACAATGACATAATGGATGAGCATCAATTGTCATTTTATGCTTATACAGATGTTCCAGAGAAAGTATGGCATTGCTCATTGCAAATGATTGTAGGAGAGAGATTGAATGGCTAGTGCAAATTTTAGTGTTTCAGACCCACAAACAGAGAAGAGAGTTGTAAATGCTCTCAACACATCATTTGACTCAATAAAGAACATTGTAAATGAATACAAACCAGTTACTACAGTTCAAGAATATGGTTTAATATCATACTATGGTGAAATCAAAGAAGGAAAGTCCATATTTACTGCTAGAAAGTCAGAAGCTGCTATTCCTGTGTTTGCACAATATTATGGAGTTTATGAATATGTTGGAACTCTAGAGGGAAACACTTTGAAGTTCATAAAGACTCTAGAGGATAAAGCAACAATTTATCAGCCATACAGAATAGCTATTGTCAAAGACAGGACTGGAATAGGCGCTGGAGGACACACATACTATGACGATATCAATAGATAGGCAATCTGGATTGTTTACACCAGAGCTGTCAGACAGAATAAACAATATGTCTGATTTGTTGTGGCAAGACATTCAGGCCCTAGATGTTCCAGTTAAAGAATATAAAGAAACTGTAACTCCATTCAAAATACAGACAGTTCCTGCTTGCAGTAGACAGAACTCATTTTCAATTGGACCAGTTAGAGTCATTAATCTGGTAATATCTGGATCAATTTCAAGTGGCTCATTTGTTCATTTTGCTGATTTGCCATTTCCTCCATCAACTGACATCTATATGACAAATGGAACACAGAATGCTATATACAAATGTAAAGCTGGAACCACAGACCTACAGATTTATACATTTGGCAGAACAATATCAGGATTTGACTGCTATTTCTTCTATGTAAGCTAGCCTCCCATATACAATAACAGAAATGGAAACCACTTTAATTCGTCGAGCTGTTTTGGACTGGTAAATGGGATATGTTTTCCTACCTGTTGGAATACCTGGAATACCGGGCCAGCTTGCTGGAACGGTTTCCATTTCTGTTATTATATTATATATAAAATTCATATAAATTTAATCATGGACCCATATACCCTACTCGGCGTGTGCCGTCAGGCAAGCTGACCAAGTCTGGTATAATGAAATTTATAAATAATATAATAACAGAAATGGAAACCGTTGACACGGTGTTCCAGATAATGGTTAACATAATCCATTTAACCCAGAACAGCCTTTAGCCAAAGACTGACTATTATATTCAAAGAGGACTAATATGATTACAAAATTAGCATCAGAAATATTGAATGGAGCTGAAACAAAGGCAGGAGTCTACAATGTTGATTTCTTGACTAGTTTGACTCTCACAAATGCATTGAATGACGCCTATAGAACAGCTTATCAAGAAATTGCTATGTCTGACAGTGACTTCTATGTTAAAGACTATAGATTTACAGAAGATGATTTGTCAGAATTAAATGATGGATGGTATGACATTCCTAAAGGAGTTTATATTGTAAAGTCTGTCACTATCAATGATGTAGAAGTGCCTAGGTGTCCACCCAAAGAGAAGATTGCTGGAACATACCAAATTGCAAATGGCAGATTGAAGTTTTATGGCAATGAAAGAGCTCCTATAACAATTCATTATATTCCAGACCCACAAACAGTAACTGTTCCTGCTGAGTCAAAGGAATTATATTTGGACCCAGCTACAGTAATAGAATGGGGTAGAATGACTGAGAAAGGATTCTATTACAAAACCAATGGTGGCCAATTCTATTATGATTTTGCAACAAATGAGTCATCTACTGTTGTCACATTCCAAGCTATCAATAAGAAATATCACGAAGGAATAATTGACTATGGTGAGGACTATATCAGAGTAGTTAATCCAGATGACCCAGAGGATGTATATGAAGATTTGTCAGATGACTATGTTGTTGGTGATGAAAATCCAATTGTTTCAGTTGTAGTAGATGATCCCTATATGATGGTTAGCTATAAAGATGGCACAATTATTGTGGTTTCTGAAACATTTCAAACAATTTGGAACATTAAAGCACGTTCAGGACACAAAACTCTGGGAACAATACACGACTTGAAGACAGATGATGAGACATTATATGGTTGTCTCTATGAAGATGAAGATGGCAAATTATGGTTGAGCTCATTTGTTCCTGACACTATGATGAATTATCCAACAAATGCTCTCTTTACAATGCTAGAGGTCAATTTGGCTTGTCTCTTAATGTCAATGAATGGAATAGCAAATGAATATATTTCAATTGATTTAAAGAATGAGACAATAGCTGAATTTAGAAAGGAATTGGCACAGAATAGAGCTATGCCAGTTAGAATCAGCAATCAACGTAGGTCAATAGTAGTGAGGATATAATGGCTAAAGGTGGAACAGCATCTGCTGGAATGGCAGCATCAGGATATTCAACATCAACAGCTGGATATGGAAATACTGGAGCTAACTCAAATGGATCTTCATTTGGAGGAGCAACTAATTCAGCAACTGGACAGTCAATGTCAGCTTCAACAGCTGGTAGCAGTGGTAGTGGTGGTAGCAGCAGTGGCAGCAGCAATCAAGGACAAGCATTTCAAGATGGCTACTCAATTGGCAAAGATGCTAATGGAAAATATTCGATAGCTACAGACAATAATGGAAAACATTCAATTCAATCAGCTGCTTCCAAAGAACAAGCTAATAGCGCTGCACCTGCTGCTGAAACAACTGTGGGTGATATGGATGCTAAAGCAGCCAATAAAGCTAATAAAGGATTATTGACTATATCTGAAAGAAAGACAAACATCAAAGGAGTTGATGAGAATGGCAAAACTCTAAATGGCAAAGTTGGTGATAGAAATGGTGATGGTAAGATTTCCTTTGGTGAAGCTATAGCAAATCACTTCTCTAATTTAGCTACTAGAGCAAACTCATTCTTTGGTGGTGCTGATGAAAATGGATTGACTGCATCTGGTAGGCAAGCAGACAAGAATGGTGATGGCAAAGTTTCATTCGGTGAAAGAATTGGAAATATGTTCAACAACCTTGGAACAAACATCAATCAAGCATTTGGTGGCGTAAACTATCAGGGTAGAACAAAGTCTGGTGAACAGGTTGTCAATCCAGGTGAGCACGTAACATTTGGACAGAGAATGTCAAATATTGGACACAATATAGCTTCAAAGAATGGTGCATATTGGTCAGACAGCAATAATAATGGAGTTATGGACTCAAATGAAGTTGCAGGAGCTGCTATTCAAAGAGGCGCATTTGGAATGATTGGAATGATTCCAGGTGTTGGAACATTGGCTAGCAACACTCTTTCTGGATTAGCATCAGGAGCACAGGGTGGCAAAGGAAATAGCTTAGCTGCTCAATTGGGTAGGTCATTAGCAGAAGTTGGAAAGAATAGCAATGGAAAGGCTAATACTGCTGTTGCTACTACTACTGGCTCTACACCAACAATAGTTCCTGAAACAGTAGCTCTTTCTGACACAACTAATAATCAAGACAATGCTGTTAAGAACTTTATGAAGAAAACAAAACAAATTAAATTGAGCTCACCTGCTGTGACATCTTCATATGTTAGCAGAAAGAAAGATGAGAATAGAGCTATAACAGTCTCTGATGAAGAATTGAAAGAATTTGCTATTAGAAGCATAAATAGCAATAGATACAATCCATATCAGTTGGTTTAGCGAATGTCAGACATAGTCCTTATTTACTTAACAATAGTAATTGCTGTAATTGCAGTTATACTAGAAAGTGGCATGTAATTCGGACTATTATATTAAATAAGAAGGAACAAATAGTATGGCAACAGTTTCAAATAAAGTAAAATCATCCAAAGAATTATACAAAGAAGGACAGCAGATTGCAGCAGGAAATGCAAATAATGCTGCTGGTATGGCTGCTAAAGAAGCTAGAGCTGCAATGATGGAAGGTGGCCAAGGAAAATTGGCTGCTGCTCTTCAATCAGCTCAAGCAAGAACAGATGCTGCTACACAAGCCTACAATGAAGGAATTGACAAAGCTGCCTCACAAGCAGCTGCTCAAAACCAGATGGAACAGCAAATGGCTACACAGCAGGCACAATTAGATGCTCAGAAAGAGCAAATGGAAAATGAGAACAAGCAGAGGAAGAAGGACAGAATTGCTAATATTGCTGGAACAGCTGCTGCTGGTGTATTCAGTATGTTCTCTGATGAGAAATGCAAGAAGTTTGCTGCAAGGAAGGTGTTTAAATAATGGCTGATAAGAATAAGAATACAGTTTTGCCTACAAGTGCTGCTGAATCTAAAGAGAAATTGGCGAATAATCCAGCTACTAGAGCTGCATTCAATCAATCTACTGTAAATAAAGCATCTAATAGTGGAACATCTGCTGATTTAGCTCCAAAACAAGTAAAGAAGAGTTGGAAAGACAAAGTTAAAGATGGTTGGAGCAAAACTAAAGAAGCTTGGAGTGAATTGACAGCTGATGACACACCAGAAGTTGCAGCACAGAGAAAGGAACAAAGAGAGAAAGAAAGAGATGTTCTCAAAGCTAAAATGGCTAAACAAGCTGAAGGATTAGCTTATATGGGTGGAGCTTTAGGAACTATGTTGGTTCCTGGATTGCAGGGCAAAGCTGCTATTGCTATGGGTGCTGGTGCTCTTGCAAATGCTGCTGCTGAAGAAGGCAAGAAAGCCAATGAGAAAATAGAAGAGAATAATAAGAAAGTAGCTGCAACTGGTGAAGACAAAATTGAGAAGCCTGTTGAAAATACTACTAATTCTATACCAGCAACAACTGCTAAAGTTGAGCCAACAAAGCCACAAGAAAGCTATGAAGCTAAAATAGCTAAAATGAATGGCTTAGACAAATACATTAAAGAAGATGGAACAGTTGACTATAAGAAGCTACATAAATCAAAGATTGGATTTCAAATATTGAATGCTCTAATGGCTGGTTTAGCAGGAGCTGGTGCTGGCGCTGCTGGAAAGGGTGCTCCAGATATGTCAAACTCTATGCTCTCTCAGGAAATCAATAAGAGAGATGAAGTTGTAAATAAAGCTAAAGAGAAGCTTGACATTGAAGAGAAGAGAAAGGCTGACAAAGACTTTGCTAAATTTGCTTCTGATTTGTCTACTAATTCAGCCAAAGAATTGATGTTGACTGGAAATGCTGAACAATTGAAGCAGCTAAAGAATGAAAATGAATACTTAATGGGATTGTCTGACAGCCAGATTGAGAAATTGGCTAAGGTTCATAATCCATATGGCCGTTATCAAATGATGATGGGATGGGGCCAATTGGGATTAGGAGCTCTTGGAACAATTCAAGGATTTATTCCTGGACAGAAGTCAGATGAGAATTGCAAGAAATTTGCTCATAGGAAGGTGTTCAAATAATGGATTTAGGATTTATAGACAATGCAATAGACATCTCAAAGCAACAGCAATATGAGACAGAAATGGCTCAGTTAGTTGACATAGCAAAGCACATTGGAAGCTATGAATGGTCATATGATGGTGACAATAAATTACATGATGGCCCCATAGCTCAAGCATTATTGTTGTGTCCTGGATTGAAAGATGCTGTTCACAAAGATGAGAATGGAACTCTAAAGATTGACACTAATTTCATAGCTCTTGCTACTCTTGGATATGTAGCAGCTATTTGTCGTAAAGTTTCAGGAATTGAATTAGAGCCAATTGAGAAGACATTGGCAGAAGGCAATGCTATTAAAGAGCAGATGCCATCAGGAGAATAATTATGAATTCAGCAGTATTGCAGAAAATGAAAGATAAAGGACTCTTTACAGAAGAAGATGTTGCAGATGCAGCTACTCAATCTGCTGAACAAGCTGTAACACAAGCTGCTCCTGTAATAGCTCAACAAACAGTTTCTCCTGAAAATATTCAGAAGAAAGTTGGGCTCTATAAACAGGGAATAGCATCATCAATAATGAGTCCGGTACAAGCAGGAGCACAGTAAAATGAGCAATTGGAAGAATGTGGACTATGTTTCAACACTTAGTTCCAGAATTGAAAGCAAATTAGACTTCTATAACTATAAATTAGCTCGCTATCTTAACAGAGCTGATGTTGATTTGAGGAATTACAATTACAACTATTATTATGAAGCTCCAATCAATTTGATGCAAGATGGTGACCTATTGAGAGCTCCATCTACAAATGTAATAAAGTCAGTAATTGACTCATTGGTTTCTAAAATAGCAAACAACAAAGTTCGTCCATTCTTTACTCCAGTAGATGGAACATTTAAGACAAAACGAACAATCAGACAAGCACAGCAATTCTTTGATTTGTATTATGACAAAATTCAGTTAAATGACATTGTTATTAATGCATTCAAAGATGCTTGTATCTTTGACATTGGCTATATATGGGTCAATCCATTCACCTTTGACATTGAACGTATCCCATCTTGGTGCATTGAAGAATTAGACGTTAATGGAAAATCAACAACTGCTTTAATTAAATTGAGACATATTCCTTCACTTGAGCTTGATAGATATGGGCTCAAAACAAACTCTCAATATGTAAATATAGAGTTTCTTGTAAAGGAAAATGAAGTTGTGTTATATGTTGATGAGCAGCCAAAGAAAACAATCTCAACATCTGGATATCCCATTATTAATGTTTACTATAACAAGCCAGTAAACAATGGCAAAACAGTTTCAATTGTAGATGAATTGGAAGGAATCCAAACACAGATTGACTTGATTAATGCTAAAATTGCTGCTACATCTCAATTGACTCCAGCTAATCTTGTTTTCATTGATGAAAACTCTGGATTGAAATCTTCTGATGTCAACAATAAGGATTGCCAAATATATCCAGTTGGAATACAGCCTGGAAACACATCTAATCCTGTAAATGTTGTGACTCCAGTTCCATTTGACCCAACTTGGTCTACTATGTTGGACTACTACATCAATAAAGCATATGATATGGTTGGAATTAGCCAATTGTCAGCTCAAT